AGAAGAAAGTTGGCAAGTGATGGCCAAGAAAAAGGGAAAGCGTAAACAGGTATCACTCTCAGTTGGTCGAGGAGAGAAGAAGCCCGCATCCCAAGGTGCTGGTCTGACCGCGAAGGGTCGGGCTAAGTACAATCGTGCTACCGGAAGCAAACTCAAAGCCCCGCAACCAGGCGGAGGCAAACGCCGAACGTCCTACTGCAAGAGGTCTGCCGGCCAGATGAAGATGCACGGCATCAACTGCTCTAAGACACCTAAGAAGCGGATCTGCGCTGCACGCCGCCGTTGGAAGTGCTGATGGTATGCGAGAAGTGTGCAGCCCGCGAGAAAGCAGAAAGCCAACAAAGAGCTAACTGCGAGACAGAACGCAAGCGACTAGACAAACAGTCCCAGCGTCTCACTATCGCTTTAACTGTGGTTAGTACGCTCGTAGCCAAAGAGACCCTTGATCAGGCCATGTCCATCTTTGATACGGTGGAGAAGGTGACCACTGTGGCTGACGTTCCTGACGTTCCTGACGTTGCTAAGTATGAGCCATACACCCCGGAACTAAACCCAGAAAGTTGGCACGTGGCTGGCTCGTACCTCCCGAGCTACGCTGCACCTGATATGAGCCTCTTCCTTGAGCCACAAGCCGCTGCGGTGCCAGAAGCGACCCCTCTGTGGTTTGTGCCTATGTGGGCTCTCACGCCAAGGAGGAAGCGGTGAGCAGGGCTAAGATACTAACCCTCAGCTGCACCCATGCCCCCTTTACTCCGGAGCGTACCATCGACTGGCTTCTTGGAGTGATCGAGCGCGAGGCGAAGGATGTCACCCATTTCATCCACCTCGGTGACCTCTTCGATGCCAGCGCTGCCAGCGTGCACCCCAACGAGTACACCCATACTCTTCGGGAGGAGTACGATCAAGCGGCCTCCCTGCTCAGCAGCATCCGAGAGGTCCTGCCTGCAGAGTGTAAGCGTGTTATCACCATGGGCAACCATGACGACAACCTCCGTGTTAGCGATCCCCGTCGTATCCCAAGGGCTCTCCGTGAGCTCATCAATCCGCACTTGCACCATAGTGAGTTCTCCAACTGGCAGTGGCTACCCTATGAGAAGTCCGAACGTGGCTGCTACAAGGTAGGTCAGTGCGTATTCTACCACGGCTTCGACGCTGGGGCTACCAGTGATGAGACAGAAGCTCTTCAGTTCAACAACTTTACTGGCTGTGACCCTTGGCGATTGTTCGTGCGTGGCCACACCCACCGTCCCGTAGATCCAACTCAGTGCATGCGCAGCCGCAAGATACCCCTGCCCTGGTGGTACATGAACGTCGGCACATGCGGACCCATGAAGCCAGACTATATGCAGCGCAAAGATACCTCCCAGTGGGGGAGCGCCATTGGCATCATCGAGTGTCTCACTGATCGTCCTGACCGTATGCGTACACGTAACTGGTCAGCCCGATTGGAGAGGATGCTATGAGACCCCCTGCCGAAGTTCTTTATCGACAACTACTAACCATCTGCCAGAACTGGGCCAGCGAGTGGGACCTTGGCAAACATGCCGTGATAGGTGTATTAGAAGAGATTAAGAACGACATCATCTGGGAGTCAGAACATACTCTGGTCGAAGGTGAAGACGAGGACGATGAGGACGAAGATGAGTAGTCCCGCCGAGGATCACATTGGGTTCCTAATACGTTGGACCCAAAGAGCAGTAAAGAGTAAGTGGTTTGAGGATTGGACCTTCGAAGATATTCTTTCCGAAGCTTTCTTGCGTTCCGACTTCTTGTTGAAAGAGAAGTACGACCCCAAGAAAGGAACCCCTACAGTCTTCTTGGGTTCCTGCTTACGCACGGACTTGTCGTACACCTACCAAAGATACCTAGGTCGTACGATTCACTGGGTAAAGAAGGAAGATGGAGGCAGGCGTAGAACGTGGGTTCAGAAAGCTCCGTCGGTTGACTGTCTTGATTCCATCTCTCCCGGCGTAGACTTCGAGAACGAGGTCGACTTTAGTGAGATAGAGCTCACCATACGTGAGCGTAAGATCATCTCTATGTTGATGGAGAGTAGAACACGTGCCGATATTGCTGACCGCTTGGGCATCAGCACATCTCGCGTCGGTCAGATCATCAATGAATCAATACGACCAAAGATAAACGATTGGGTTAGAGAGGCACCCACACTTGAACAAGATCCCCCTGCACCCTATACGCAGAGGGGAATCTCTTAGGTGTTAGCTGGTGCTTGAGCGGCTGAGGCACGGCTTGCATCGCTTCTTTGCAGAGGCGGATGCTTGCTTTGCAGGGCTCTCCGGACAGCGACCAATACATAGCCACTCGTGCTAAGGTGAGCCAGGCGAGGGGGCTGGTGCTTCCTTCGGATCTTTCTATCAGTGCTTCGTGCTCTGCGCGCGGCGCGTCGTCGGTGCTCCACGCTAGCACGAGCCACCCCCCGTCTTCTTGCCATAGGCCGACGCGTGCTTCGGAGCTAAGCCGGATCTGCTTCTCCCCCACTACTGCTGTGTCGGGGGCTTTCATCTCTGGGATGGGGTCGATTGATATGTACCGTGCTTCCCCCTGCGAGTCCTGGTATTTCATCAGGCAATCCACTGCGCCCTCAAATAGAAAATGACCCCCGGGAAGAGGGTCATCTTCAGTGCTGCGGTGCGTTCTATTAGAGTCGGATCTCACACACGAATCATACAACTTTCTCTGACCAAACGTACTGGCAATGTTTGCAACGGTAGTGGACGCGTCCGTAGTTACCCTTGAATGTCTCGCCTAGATGGTCTGGATCTTCTTCTCCGCAATCCGGACATTTGATTGTTACCACTTCGCCCAGGACTTCTTCAGTCCATCGGCTGTTCTTGTACATCCCCCCACGGGGGCCGTAGTTGTATTCACTCTTGCCCCGATGGCTCATCTTGTAACCCCGATGTGATGTCTTGGATTTGCCACTGAGGGGCATGTTCTACGTACTCGAGACGCATGTGGAATGGATCATCCTCTTCCATCTCAACAATGTCTTGAGCTTGTTCTTCGTCACGAGCCTCCACTTCCCAGGTTCTGTACTGGATGACGGCATCGCTTCTTGTGACTTTATAGATAGGCATGGTTATCTCCTGATGGCCCCGCCTCCCCGGGAAGGGGAGGACAGGGCTGCAGTGGGGGAGTATCAGGAGGCAGCACCCGAGAGGAGCTCTCGGACGTACTCGGTCTTGTAGACACGATCACCGACTTCTCGGTAGTTGCATCGGACGTTGCACACAACTGCTTGGTCGGATTGGATCATACCAGAGACTTGCTCCAGTGCGCCGACCATGTTGGTTGGTTCGCTGCCCAAGAGGACAGTGAGGTGTCCCTTCAACCGGTTCATCTCAATCTCGGCACGCTTCTTAGAGCCGTCGAGTACGAGCTGTCCTGGGTTGGTTGGGAGGTTGAAGACTGCACCACGCCACTGCAATGGGCTGGGGCGATCAGGGTCATCACACAGTTCGTACTCGAACTGGATGGTGGCTGATGGGAACATCTGTCCATCGGACTGACGGAACTCACCAGTGTCGGTGTGGATACCAATCAGGTAACACTGGTGGTCACCTGCCTTGGGCCATGGAGTGCCGCCACCCGACTCTGCGGTTGCGGACTGAAAAGTGTTTTGCATGTTTGCGAATGCATTTTTAGTTTCATTGTTCATCATTAGAAGTAATTCCTGTATACGCTGATTCAAACTGTGCCCACGCTGACTCACGTGTCAGACGCAGGTCGGAGAAGTCAATCTTCCCCTTGGTAATGCCGAGGTAATCTTGGTGATTGATAGTGAAGTGATGCTTCTTTACCTTCTGAGTCTCAGGACGTTTGCGGATGATCTCATTACCTTGGGCATCCTTTCGTCCGGTTTTGATCTCCCGCTCGATGGTCTCGACGTCCCATTCTGCGGTAATCACCGCTGACAGCTCCAACTGCCAGAAGAGTCGCTGCCAGAACCCACCAGTGATGGTGAGCCGTGGTCGCTCCTCATACCTGTCCTCACCAATCTGCACCGTCTTGTTGACGATGTGACAGATGAGCCAGACCCCATAGCCGTGACGACGTAGGTCTTGACAAGTGTTTAGGATCAAGGAGTAGAGATCGTCGTATGCACGGCGGCCATCCAGTTCCTTGAAGTCCTTCTTACCCGACTTGCGGGTGATGTACTCAGTAGCAATGTTGAGCAAGCCACTGAGGGTATCGAATACAACCATGTCTGGTCGTGGTTCTTTGTTCTTAGCCAGCTCCTTGAGAACTTCTACCTTCTCTTGGATCTTCTCCCACGTGAGGGTAAAGGTGCTACCGTCCACATCAACACACTGACCGTCATCGTCAACGCCAGGCCATACGCCTGACTTGATGTCGTCCAGATCTCGAGCCGGCATGGATGCCTGATCGAGGTTGATGATGTACGCGCCATCGCAACCCATGAAGAAGTTGGTCTTGCCGCTGGCTGGAGGACCACTGACCATGGCGAACATGGATCGTGGGCCTGTAATCATGCGTGACTTTTGCACGCCTAGGCGGGAGAACCGCTGTGCTGCGGTGTTCCCGTGTTGTAAGTCTACTTGTGTCATATTGTTCCTTGGATGCCGCCGACGTTAGGGACGGGGGCTGGACGTTGAATGTTGGTGTAGGTTGCGGACTGAGGATCAAAGAAAGAGTCAGGGTCTTCTGAGTGCTGGCCTTGTGGTTCCACAAGGTGGTCAGCTGCAGAGCCTGGAATCTCGAACACCACACGTTGCTTGACCTCGTAGCCCAACTTGTCGAGCCACTCCTTCATGCGTCCGCCGGTGACACCAGCCATCTTGTAGTCAGTCTCCATGTGCCGAATCATTTCAGCAACGGAGCTGGGCTCACGTCGACGGATGGTCTCTTGAATCTTGGGTCCAATGATTCGAGCCAGCATTTCTGCCTCGATCCATTCATAAGGGTTTGATCTTGTTGCCATTGTTGTTTCCATTTGTAGTATTAGTGTTGTTGTCTCATAGGAGAGAAGACCGCACGCTCCCGGAACGAGAGCGTGCGGCGAAAGGTAGACTGCATTGGTGGAGGTTAAGTATGCAGTCCTGTATTGTCCAAGGGTGTTTGCTCATCCCGACGGAGGGTTATCAGTTTGAGCTCTTGAACAATTGTGGGCCAGTCCTTTGGGTGGCAGAGGTAGAGCGGTGCGAAACGACTGATCTTCCCATGAGAACGAATGGCGTTCGCACTCTTGAGAAACTGATCAGGCAGTGCCCTACGCGTTGCCAAGGAATGGATCAGCGCGACCCGCTCAAGGTACTCAGCCTCGAAGTGGGGGTCAAGCAGATTTCTCCCATATGTGTAAGAAATATTGACGGGGGGATTCTCCTCCCGATCAACCTTCTTGTTCTCGTACTCGCCCTCGCCGGTGTACCAGCGTTTGCATCGGGCTACGTAGTTATCGAACCTAGGTTCTCCCAGGTACTTGCGACGGATCTCAATCTGTCCCTTGCGGGGACCAGACTTGAGCGTGTGCTCTTCCTCTTGGAAGTCACGATCATTGAGACCGAAGTTAATCGTGGGCTTTTGCACGGCGATGTGTGCCATGCCTCCCAAGCTGCAGTCCTCGGGCAGGTCGTACTTCTTCTGAAGCACACCCTCCTGCAGCAGGTAGTTGGCCACGTGCATGTAGTGCTGAGTCTGGAACTCAATGCCTACCGTCTGCAGCCTGTCAGTGGGGGACTCCGCACAGGTCTTGAGGTCAACCACCCATAGGGTGTTCTGCTCACGGTGGTACAGCAAGCTGTCGAACTGTGCCACCAAAGGTGAACCCTTGAAGCGGTCGTGCTTGTAGATACCTGTGATCTCTTGACCTAGGCAACGGAAGTGTGACTGGCTCATCCACTGCAAGGGCTCACCCTTGATGGCTTCGAACCAAGCCTCCGTTACCTTGAAGTCTTTCTCCTCACGCTCGAGTATGTTCTTGCGCTCATCCGATTGGATGCCCAGCTCCCCACACATAGCAGAGAGTTCTGCTTTGCGTGAGTCAATGGACGCATCGAGAAGAGGCTTTGATTGCTCCTCTGGAATATCCCAATACTCGAATCGCTTGTGGAACCATGACCCACGTGACAACGCCTCAGACCAGCGGAGAGCATCCGATAGTCCAAGGCGTCGTGTGAGGTAGTAGCCGAACGGGTTGCCCAAGCATGACTCATAGTCTGATGAGCGGATGGTAGGTACCTCCGCAACTATGCCATGGTATTCCAACCAGCGTGCGGCATCCTCGCCCCACCCTTCGGGGGGTTTAATCTCCTGCACTTGTCCGGGCATATCAGGCCTTCAGTTTGCTGACTACTGCTTTGAGCCATCCGGCGACGGTTGATCCGGTAATGGCACCGAGGACATAGAAGAAGAACCATGCTCCGGTACTGGCGAAGAAGGCGTTGAAGGTGTCTTGAATAGATTCCATTGTTGTTCCTTGAATAGTTTTCGTGCGCTGGCTATCACAGCCAGGGATCCCATCACCCCGCTGGTAATGGCAATCGGAAGTATAGCTATGTCGGCATACATCTGTAATGCCCATGCCCCCACCACGAGGGCGATCCCCGCGAGCAGCGGGATCGCTCCTCGGACTGGTAATCCCAGGAAGCGGGTCACAGTCATGAGAATGATTCCTCCCAATATAGACACGCCCCCCACCCAAGTCAGGGGGCTGAGTGCCGGGTCCTGAGGACCCTCCAATGGAGGAACCCACCCTGGAGGAAGGGCAGGTCTATCTCCAATGCTGGCAATCTTACTAGCGCAGCTTAGGAGCGCGAGGCTTCCAAGTGCGATAAGCGTGTCTCGTGATCGCATAGCCTTCGTTCCATCTTGTCGACTGATTGCTCAAGCCGATTGACAGAGGCTGTCAGTGTGGTCACCGCAGCAGTGATTTTAGCGACCGACCAGACAGCACCCGCTACAAGAACGAACACGTTCATAATGGGCATCATGTCTGCGAAAGTCATTACGGTCCTTTACCGCCGCCGCCACGACCACCACTGCCACCGCGTCCACCAC